GAAGCACGGTATTAAGTACGCGGGCAATGAGCACCTAGGTTCTTTTGGTTGTGACTCGTATGATATATCAGGAGTTGTGGGTGGGGGCGGCTCTAACGGGGCGCTGCACGGCATGACTAAGTTTCATATGGATGAGGCGCCTACTAACGAGTTTTTCTTAGAGTATGTGGCGCGTCCTCAGACCGCTGAGATATTTTTCGAGGAGGTCCTTATGGCTTGTGTGTTCTATGGTATGCCTATCCTTGTAGAGAACAATAAACCTAGGCTGCTATACCACTTTAAGAACAGGGGCTACCGTGGGTTCTGTATGAACCGCCCTGACAAGCACTACACTAAGCTCTCGAAGACAGAGCGCGAGCTAGGTGGTATACCCAACTCTTCGGAGGATGTAAAGCAGGCGCACGCCGCCGCTATAGAGTCGTATATCGAGAAGCATATAGGGCTGGATATGGAGGGAACCTTTAGGGACCCTGACGATATGGGGTCTATGCCATTCGTTAGGACGTTAGAGGACTGGGCTAAGTTTGACATCAGTAATCGTACTGCTTTTGACGCTACTATAAGTTCAGGTTTGGCTATCATGGCCAACCAAAAACACCTATATACACCTGAGCAGAAAGAAAAAAAAATTAGTCTTAACTTCGCGAGGTATCGTAACTCTGGGAATACGAGTGAGCTTATTACATGAAGAACGTCAAAGTAAATATTTCAGCGGCAGGTTTCCCTAGTCAATTCGTTACTGATGCTGAGAAAGCGACGGAGGAATTTGGGTTGCAAATCGGTCAGGCTATTCAGTATGAGTGGTTCAAGAAGGACGGCAATCAGTGTAGGTTCTATAACCAGTGGCGGGACTTCAACCGTCTAAGATTGTACGCACGCGGGGAGCAATCCGTAGCTAAGTATAAGAACGAGTTAGCTGTTGACGGTGACCTGTCATATCTAAATCTTGACTGGACACCCGTTCCTATCCTGCCTAAGTTTATTGATATCGTAGTTAACGGTATGTCGGAGCGGCTCTTTAAGATAAACGCCTACGCTCAGGACGCGTTGTCCCTTTCTCGCCGTAGTAAGTATCAGAATATGATACAGGGGCAGATGGCTGCTAAGCCTATGCTTCAAACTATCCAGCAGGAGACAGGTGTCAATCCATTTACGATGGACCCTGATGAGCTCCCTGAAACGGATGAGGAGTTGCAACTCTATATGCAGCTTAAGTTTAAGCCAGCTATTGAGATTGCAGAGGAGGAAGCTATCAACACCATCTTCGACGAGAACCACTACGACGATTTACGTAAGCGGTTTGATTACGACCAGATGGTACTGGGTATTAGCGTGGCTAAGCATGAGTTTCTTAAGGGCTCTGGGGTAAAGGTGTCTTACGTAGACCCTGCTAACGTGGTCTACAGCTATACCGAGGACCCGCATTTTAAAGATTGTTTTTACTGGGGTGAGATTAAAACAGTTCCTATCATAGAGCTGCTAAAGATTGACCCCACCCTTACCAACGAGGATTTAGAGGAGATATCTAAGTACGGCCAGAGCTGGTACGACTACTATAACGTGGCTCAGTACTACGACAACGATATCTTCTATCGAGATACCACGACCTTGATGTACTTCAACTATAAGACAACTAAGAAGATTGTCTATAAGAAGAAGATGCTAGAGAATGACGGGTCTCGTATGATTGAGAAGACCGACGAGTTCAACCCGCCTGCCGAGATGATGGAGGAAGGAAACTTCGAGAAGGTAGAGAAGACTATTGATGTGTGGTATGATGGCGTTATGGTTATGGGAACCAACACCTTACTGAAGTGGGAGGTAGCTGAGAATATGGTTCGCCCTAAATCGGCTAGCCAACACGCGCTTCCTAACTACGTAGCCGTTGCGCCACGTATGTATAAGGGTGTTATCGAGTCATTGACTCGGCGTATGATTCCTTTTGCTGACCTCATCCAAATTACACACCTTAAGTTGCAGCAGGTTATCTCACGTACCGTCCCTGACGGCGTGTATATCGACGCTGACGGCCTTAACGAAGTGGACCTAGGGACAGGCAACGCCTACAACCCAGAGGACGCCTTGCGTCTTTACTTCCAGACGGGTAGTGTAGTAGGTAGGAGTTATACCCAGGACGGAGATTACAACCAGGGTAAGGTACCTATCACTCAACTGAACTCTAGCTCTGGAGCTAACAAGGCCCAGATGTTGATTCAGAATATGAATCACTACCTACAGATGATTCGCGATGTCACGGGACTTAACGAAGCGCGTGACGGCTCTACCCCTGACCCTTACTCTTTAGTGGGTGTTCAGAAGTTAGCCGCTTTAAATTCCAATACAGCTACACGACATATCCTGGACGCGGGCCTCTATATCTATAGGTCTATAGCGGAGGGGTTGACGTATCGTATCTCTGACATATTAGAATACGCTGATTTTAAGGAGCAGTTCGTTAATCAGATTGGTAAATACAACGTCAGTATCCTAGAGGATATTAAGGACCTGTATATATACGACTTCGGTATCTTTATTGAAGTGGCCCCTGACGAAGAGCAGAAGGCTATGCTGGAGCAGAATATTCAGATGGCTTTATCTAAAAGCGATATCAATCTAGAGGACGCTATTGACATCAGGGAGCTCCGTAACCTGAAGATGGCCAACCAGCTTCTTAAGATGAAGCGTGTCGCTAAGCAGGATAGGGAAGAGAAGATGCAGATGCAGCAGCAAGCTATGCAAGCGCAGCAGCAACTGAAGTCCCAGGAGATGGCAGGCCAGATGGCTATGCAGAAAAACCAGCAGGAAATTCAAGGGAAGATGCAGCTTAAGCAAGCTGAGGTGGCCTTTGATATTGAAAAGATGAACAACGAAGCTCAGCTTAAAGCTCAGCTTATGGAGACCGAGTTCAACTATCAGATGCAGCTGAAGGGTATTGTAGAAGACGGTATGCAGACACGTGAGAACGAGAAAGAGCAAGCGAAGTCCGACCGTATCAGCCAACAGAATACAGAGCAGTCAAGGTTAATTAACCAGCGCAAGAACAACTTACCTCCACAGACGTTTGAGTCTAACGAGGATAGCTTGGATGGGTTTGACCTAGCTGAATTCGAGCCGAGATAAAAAATTAAATTCAATCTAATGGAAATTAAAGTACGAGCGGTAGAAGACGTGGAAACTAAATCAGTGCAGGAGGTAGAGGCACAGCTTCTAGAAAAGCACGAGGAGAGTTTAAATGAAACCCCTGTGGAGCCTGTGGCTGAAGCGGCGGTGGACCAGGAACTTAAAGAAGAGGATGTCCTTAGTTATATCGGTAAGCGATATGGCCGAGATATCTCTTCGTTAGATGAGCTTAATCAGGAGCGTGCTCAATCGGAAGAGTTACCTGAGGATGTAGCCGCGTACTTTAAGTACAAGAAAGAAACTGGCCGTGGTATCGAGGACTTTGTTAAGCTTAACAGAGACGTAGATACAGTTGACCCTAACACTATGCTAAAGGAATACCTTATGGCTACAGAGGAGGGGCTAGATGAAGAGGACATCGAGTCCGTAATGCAGGAGTATGATTACGACGAGGACTTAGATGATGAAGCCTTTATCAAGAAGACTAAGGTCGCTAAGAAAAAAATTATTGCTAAAGCAAAGAAGCACTTCGAAGAACAGAAAGAGGCTTACAAGATTCCCCTTGAGTCAAGCGGGAGTCTTTCTCTAGAAGACAACGAAGAGTATCAGAGCTATAAGCAGTATGTTGAACAGTCAAAGACTTTTCAAGAGGAGCAGACGCGTAAGGCAGAGTGGTTTGGCCAGAAATCCGATGAGGTTTTCGGCAGTGAGTTCAAAGGTTTTGAGTTCGCTATAGACGACAAGTCGTATGTATTTTCTCCTGGAGATAAGGCAGAGTTAAGGAAGTTACAAGACACTCCGCAAGCTTGGATTAACAAGTTCGTGGATGACAAGGGCCTCGTTAATGACGCTGTGGGTTACCACAAATCTTTGGCCGTCGCGATGAACCCAGAGAAATTTGCTAAGTTCTTTTATGAGCAAGGCAAATCAGAAGCTGTGGACGATGTGATGCGTAAGACAAAGAATATTAATATGTCTGAACGTAGCACACCTCAAGCGGTATCGAAGGGTGAGTTTAGTGTTAAAGCCGTCAGCCCAGATTCGGGACGAGGCTTGAAAGTCCGAAGTGTAAAACGCACTTCTTAATTATTTAAAAAGAAAAAATGGCAGTTAAAACAGACCCAGGATTCAACCTACAGCCAAGCGCTGAACGGGTTCCTACAGCAACAAATTATATTACCAACTTTGATTTCTTGAATCAGTATCTCCCTGATACTTATGAGAAGGAATTTGAGCGTTATGGTAATCGCACCATCTCTGGTTTCTTACGTATGGTAGGAGCTGAGATGCCTTCTAACTCTGACCTTATTAAGTGGGCAGAACAAGGACGTCTCCACGTAAAGTATACTGATGTAACAACAACAGCTGGTGCCGCAGGAACAACTAACGTATTTACCGTTCCTAGTACTAACGCAAACCCAAGCGGAGGCGGGACTCCTGCTTTTAGCGCAACTAGCGCTATGGCTATCCGTAATGGACAGACCGTAATTATCTCTCGTACTACTGGAGCTGCTGGTATGTGGAAGGCTGTCGTTAGTGACGCTGATGTTACTACTCAAGAATTCACAGCAAACTACTACACGGCTACTGGCCCAGTTGTTACAGCTGGCGATAAGTTCACTGTATTCATCTATGGCTCTGAGTTTACGAAAGGAAGCCTTGGTATGGAGGGTTCTTTAGAGTCTGACGATATCTTCTTCGAGAATAAGCCAATTATCATCAAGGACAAGTACGCTGTCTCTGGTTCTGACATGGCTCAAATCGGATGGGTTGAGATTCAAACCGAAAACGGAGCTAGCGGATACCTATGGTATATGAAGTCTGAGCACGAGACACGTCTTCGTTTCGACGATTACTTGGAGACTGCTATGATTGAAGCTGTACCTGCTGTACAAGGCTCAGGTGCTGACGCTTTGTTAGGCAATGGAGCTGCTGCTGGTGCAACAGGCGCTGGTTCTGAAGGTATCTTCTATGTAGTTAACAACCGAGGTAATGTATACGGCGGAGGTAACCCAACTACGTTGGCTGACTTTGACACTATCATCTCACGATTGGATAAGCAAGGCGCTATCGAAGAAAATGTAATCTTCGTTGACCGTCAGTTTAGCTTTGATATCGACGATATGTTGGCTGCTCAAAACTCTTACGGAGCAGGTGGTACTTCTTACGGTCTCTTCGACAACGATAAGGACATGGCGTTGAACCTCGGATTCACTGGATTCCGTCGTGGCTATGACTTCTATAAGTCTGACTGGAAGTACTTGAACGACCCAACTATGCGTGGTGGGTTGCCTACCGCAACTGGTTCAGGACGTATCAACGGCTTGTTAGTTCCAGCTGGCTCTACATCTGTATATGACCAAATCCTAGGCAAGAACGCTAAGCGACCTTTCCTTCACGTTCGGTACCGCGCTTCAGAAACTGAAGACCGTCGTTACAAGACTTGGATTACTGGTTCTGCTGGTGGCGCCGCTACTAGCTCTCTCGATGCGATGGAAGTTAACTTCCTCTCTGAGCGTGCTGTATGCACCTTGGGAGCGAATAACTTCTTCTTGTTCGAAGCATAATAAACTGAGGAATGAGGGGGGACTACGGTCCCCCCTTCTTCTATTTTAAATTCTAAATCATATCAAATGAAAAGTAAAGCCCCTATGGTAGATAGAATCTACCGACTAACTAAGGAAGAAGCGCCATTGGCGTACATGATTCCTGCACAAGGTAACGCCCGTACACCGCTGCTATATTGGGATGACGAAGCTGGAGTTAATAAAACTCTACGCTACGCCCGTAACCAGAAGTCCCCCTTCGTGGATGAGCAGGACGGCAACGTGGTTTTAGAACCTATCGTATTTGAGGATGGATTCCTTTCGGTCCCTAGACAGAATCCAGTCCTACAAGAGTTCCTCCAGTACCACCCTTTAAATGGTATTAAGTTCGAGGAGATTAATAATGAGCGCGACGCTCATAAAGAGCTAGAGGCTGTCAACCTAGAGGTAGACGCCCTTATCCAATGTCGTGAGATGTCTATCGAGCAAATTGAGAATGTAGCCCGCGTGGTATTTGGTATGGACCCGTCCTCTCAAACTACAGCTGAGCTACGTAGAGATATGCTCATCTTCGCCCGTCATAACGCCGAGGCTTTTTTACAGGCAGTTAATGACCCTGAGCTTAACTTCAACGCTTCTATCCAGGGGTTCTTTGATAAAGGACTCCTTACGTTCCGTAAGAACAAGCAGGAGATTTGGTTCAATACATCTACCAATAAGAAGAAGATGCTTACCGTTCCATTTGGTGATGACCCTATGACAGCGGCTGGCGCTTACCTTATGGGTGACAACGGGCTAGACCACTTGAATATGCTTGAGTCTGCTATGTAGACCTACACGTTTATACACGAGAGAAGAGGGGTTAATAGCCCCTCTTTTTTTATCGTATATTTGTGTCGATAATTTTTTCTAACGCATAATTTTTTACCATGCAAAAGTATATCAAAGTCACAGGCATTGCGACCCATGACACAATGATTCTCCCCGCGTTTAACGTGTACAATATCGAGATTGATGCAGCAACTCCTTATACAACTTGTAAAGTTCAGTATATTAATGCTAGCGCAAGCTATGACGTTATGACAATTACCTATGATTCAACAACTGATAATGCTCAGAATATTGCTATGGCAAATTTTGTAAAAGACTTACTTGTTGAGGTTCAACAAGACAGCTATACCAAGCCTATGCTTGAGGTTGCGGCTTCATCTTTTCCTCAAACAGTTACTAATCTTACTGGCCCTACGGCATCTTAAATAAATATATTATGGTAAAGTACATCACTTTTACAAAGCCCGATGGCCTAGAAGTTGCTATCCCCTTGCAGGACCTTGCTCATATGGATACCTCAGACTCTACTACTTTAAATATTAAATATCTAAACGCGTCGCAGACTAGCGCTATTATAATTACTCACGCTGCGGATGTAACCGCTCATCAGTGGAAACTGTTTATGACACAGCAAGTACAAATGGCATTAGCTAGTAACTGGAGAGAGGTAGAGAGTAAACCTACACCTCCTACTGCGATTACTGGTATTGCGGTTCTTCCTTGATATTTAAGGAAATAGAAATAAAGGAGGGGCTTAGGTCCCTCTTTTTTTTTCTCATTGCGCTTCATCGCAAGCAAAAATAGCGGCCCCTTTTTTTTGGCTATCTTTGAGCAAAGGTTGACCTATGATAAACTCAGTCAGAAACACTGTCCTGTCGATACTGAATAAGAACAACTACGGGTATATATCACCAGCAGATTTTAACTTATTCGCTAAGCAGGCGCAGTTAGAGATATTCGATGAGTACTTCTCGGATTATAATAAACAGCTCAATAAAGAGAACGCTCGTCAATCAGGTACAGGGTACGCTGATATTGCAAAGAGCCTTATCGAGGTAATTGATTTCTTCTCTGTCACTAATGACTTAGCTAACGTAGCGGCCAACACCTTCTCGCTACCCTCGGAGCTCACTACAGGCGATGACTACTACCTTTTAAATAAGGTACTGTGTTATGACACGGCCACGACACCACGGACGTTACGCGGTGAGGCTGAGTACGTTACACATAGCAACATCACATTGCTAAACACATCGCAGTTGACGGCTCCTTCTATACACTACCCTGCTTATACCACCGAGGGTAGCACTATGACCGTGTTTCCCGCGTCGTTTAACACAGCTAACTCTATCCAGTGTCAGTACATCCGCTATCCTAAAGCTCCGCAGTGGACGTTCTCACTTGTTACTCAAGGCGAGCCTATCTTCAACCCTAATGTATCAGGATACCAAGACTTTGAGCTGGCTATTGACGATGAGTACCGATTAGTGAATCGTATATTGCAGCAGTGTGGTATCTCTATTCGCGAGGGTGACGTGTATCAGTACGCTAACAGTGAGGAGGTACAGAACGACCAACAACAAGGATAATGGGTTATATATCTGACTATCAGTACTATGAGAATGGCGGCGCCAATCCAGAGGATGCTAACTGGGGCAGCTATCAGTACGTCTCGTTGTTCGATATCGTAACGAACTTCTTGTTGATGTATAACGGCAACCACTCGTTGATTAATAACGAGGAGCGCTATAAGATTGTATTCCACGCTAAGCGTGCGGTACAAGAATTGAACTACGACGCCTTTAAGGAGATTAAGATATTGCAACTCACTGTCTCTGACCAGCTGCGCTTTGTATTGCCACAGGACTACGTCAACTGGGTGCGTATCTCTACGTACCGAAATGGATTGCTGTATCCTTTGAGTGAGAACATCCAGACTAACTGGAGTGGTGCTTACCTACAGGACAACAACCTGCGAATCTTATTCGATGAGCAGGGCAACGTCTTAAAGCCAGAGAACTCACCTATCGATATGGATAGGATTAGCGGTTCTAAGCGGACTATCTACCTCAACGAGAACAGCGCGTACAACAACTCAGAGGGCTGGTGTGTTGACGGGCTATGGTACTTTGACTACGGTATCGGGGGGCGTTATGGGCTCAATACAGAGACAGCTAACGCCAACCCTACCTTCGCTATAGATAAGCAGTCAGGCGTTATTAACTTCAGCTCTGGCGTATCAGGTGAGTCCGTGGTATTGGAGTATGTCTCTGACGGTATGATGGGCGGTGACGACAGCCAGGTTATGGTCAACAAGTTATTCGAGGAGTACGTGTACGCGTATATCCAGTACGCTATCCTCAACTCTAAGTTGGGCGTTCAAGAGTACGTGGTCAACCGCGCTAAGAAGAACAAGTCAGCATTGCTTCGTAATGCTAAGATTAGAATTAGTAATATCCACCCAGGTAGGTTGCTTATGAATCTTAGGGGACGGGACAAGTGGCTGAAGTAACATGGCAAATATTGTAAGAAACTTTGTTCAGGGTCGTATGAACAAATCATTGGACGAGCGACTCGTTCCCAATGGTGAGTATATAGACGCGTTGAATATCCGATTGGGCTCTACGGAGGCTTCCGAGGTGGGTTCAGTAGAAAATACCAAAGGTAATACGCGGCTTACAACACTTAAGTTTATCGATGTATCTGCCACATACAACGGCACTTCATTAAGCGCAGCGGCGCGTTGTATTGGCTCGTATGCTG